TGGTTTTCATAGCTAAGGACGCTCCGCCCACACCACAAATGGTGATTTCGGAACATCCGCCTCTACTATGGAGGCTCGTCTCTCGCAGAAGAGACATAAGACGGATCAAACGATGGTTGGATCCGAATGACCGAGCGCTGCTCACGCCCCCGGGATATTCGAGAGAGAGCGAGCCGGAGGAACTATGGCATGACTTTCGCCTAGCCTTCCCGGTTCCTCGGGCCTTTCATGGCCCACCAGCGCCCCCCGTCCTTGTTCCTCCACGTACCTCGCTTCGTACTAAACTAGATTCGTTTCCATTCGTGGGTTCACAGGGTCATCACTCCTGCACTACTGGTTCCCAGCAGTATGAACTGAACACGCGAATAGGACTCCTCTAGGTCTTCCTAACGAACCACGTGGGGCTTCCAACACGGAACTGGTGGTTATCCACTTAGCTTCATCCCAACCCCTATAACGTTCTGTTGTCCAGACTGTACGTTGGGGGTGGCGAGCGCCGACTTAGTACCTACCCCAGTCGGCATTCCCCGTCTAGGACCGTACGAAACTGTGTGCTCGTAGGGCCCTTGCGGGGCTCCATGGTCGCTGCTCACACGACCACCTCCTAGGCGCCAGTGGTCTACTGGCGCCTAGGCTTTGCATTCTCGATGCACCACCGGAAACTCTGCAGTATCCGATGGATGAGGCGTCTCCTCTAACTCTTTAAAAGTTTTAGCCAACTTGCGCAAATACTTGGTACGCACCCGCTCTGGAATGTCATCACTGACACGCACCTGACGTCCCGATACATCGTAAGTTGTGGCCGCGTAGAACGCTCGAGCTCCCGAGTAGATAGTCTCTAGGAGCATCCCAGCATCACAATTGATGCTTGGTGCCAACTTATTCAGCGCGGGAATCTGAATGGCCATCGCGTCGGTGTAGGCCGGACGGGTTCCATTGGCCGGAGAAGCTCCCCAGGTGCCGGTATCAGCATTCTGAAGATAAACATTCTCCGGCACTTGGAAACCCCATGTCTCAACCATGGATCCATTTACATGATCCGCCGAGTCACCGAACACGATGTCGATAAGAGTGGGGACTAGGTTCGTTCCATTAACATCTTTCAAGTCGCTTGAAGCCACGGCAGGTGACCAGTCGGCATTTTCCGACCCAAACACATGGTCTTGGTACCAGCGCGACAACTTGATAAGGAACGCTCCTGTCTTTGGAAAGTTCAGAAATTGGTAGCCTGTAGTGCCACTCCAGGAAGTGCCGACCTGAGCCAGCAACTCTCCCACTCTCCGTGGGGTTGTGTTGGAAAGACCGTACGGAATCTTCCATACGTCAGCGCTCGAGTTTTCGTCGACGATGACTTCCCAACGGGAGTAGCCCTCATAGGCCAACTGGTTCACTCTGAATTGAGGAACCGCGAGCTCAACTTCATACTCGACCATAAGTTCTCCAACCAACACGTTGGAAGAGATACTAGAGTCGAGGTGCTCGATCCAAGCGTAGAGCCTACCGGCGTCACCAGTGCGGTCAGACGTAGAAGTCGCCGCCACGTAACGCTTTCGGCCTATGGTGTCCATGGCATGCTCAGGAATGTCCAGTTGGACATGTTCGTGAACTTGGCCACGGACGGCGTACTCAGCTGTCATAAGCTGCTGCGCCGATGTGTACACAGGGTCCTTGATATCCGGATCAAATCCCAGGTACACAGCACCACGGTATCCAGTGCCGAGGCCAGACAAAAATATGACCTTCAGCTTCTTGAATTTGTATTCCTCAAAGTTTAAGGCTATAGAGGAGAGCCATGGAAAGAGTGTAGCGTCACCGGGATTGAGCACGAAGTTGGCCTTCGCAGAAGCAGTTGCCGCTGGGCAAGTGATCTGCGAGACGTACTCCGTGTTCTTAACGATTACACTACAACGCTTCCTTTTGCCACGCATAGACACATTGGTAGTGTTTACAACTTGCTTGCGTGGCACAGTCACGACCATTGCTCGTGGCTGCATATATGGGATGGCAGATCGATTGGACTTTCGATTGCCACCAGTGGGCTTCTTAACTAATTGTTTAGGCATTAATCATGAAGTGGGACAAAATCCCGCGCGTGTGGATGATATGCCGGCGACACGCGCTAACAGAATACGGTCTCAGTACCGTACGAGCCAACCCAACTCGCCGGTAGGAAGGCCTCTGTCCCGTCACTAGGCTCGCCGAACCTAATGACCCACCTCGATAAACGATTCTCAATCTCAAACTGCTCACCAGCAGTGAAGCCCCAGGCAAGCTCAAAGCTATGCCTGGTGGCCTCCGATATGGGATAAGTGAATACCTCCAACGACCGGCCCGAGGCTCGGTGCTGTATGGATTCAATTTCCCACTCGGGCAAGCTCTCTACACCGTCTGTATTCCGGAGCAGCGCCATGGCGTAAGCCTGCAGGATAGGAACTCCCCTATTTAGAGAAAGTTCACACAACCCACACGACCTAACAAACCGGCGCTGGCTCTTCGCACTGACAAACTTATTTGTGCAGAGACCATTACTGAGAATCTTCATCGGATTCCGGACCATGATAGGCCCGGAATGAACATGCACGAGACGTGCTTGGCAAAAATCTATCTCGTGCACCTCGTCGACCACCCCCTCTATTTTCAGTTCGTGTCCATACTTCCTGAACTGGTCGACCAACCCTGAGAGTTTGGGAACATCCTCACGCTCTATGTAAACGTGCTCATCATCACCATCATTTGCCACACTGTATTTGGTGATACCCACTTCAGAGAAAGCGTGCCTGGTTAGTGCCACACAATCGAAACTGTTACCAGCTCCGGTGTCGGCTCTTCCGCTGCACACCCCCCCATCTCTCTTGGCTCTGACACCCTTCTTAGTCTTGGTGTCAGTGTTGCACTGCTTATCGGCGATACGCAGCACAACAGGGTCCTCTGTAAGAAGACCGTAGGAACGTCTGCGGAGTATAAGCTGCTCCGCTGAACAGTGGACGTCCCATCCTGTACAATCCATTAACACAACAACCGGATCCCTAAACGAATCCCACTTCCGTAAAATCTCCTCCGCTCTCCGCTCTGGGGAGAGTCCCTTGAAGAAAATTCTTGTACCAAACTCGTCCTCTAGTTCCTTAAGCCTAGCCTCGAAAGGCCTGACAAATTGCATGAATAGCAAGATGACCTTAAAGCTTGGAAACTGTATAATCCGGGGAGCCCTGTTGATCTTAGATCCTTTAAGCTGCTCGAACTTGACGAATCCAGTGCATCGGAAATCTCTCTCTTCAAGTCCTGAATCCAGATAATCGAGGTAAGCTTGCTCATAACGAGCCTTTTTAGGCCCGCGATAAGCACTGATAACCTCGTCAACTGAGATACACAGAACCGGACCAACTTCCTCAGCCAAGGCTTTGAAGTATGGCCAGAGCTTTCTAGTGCACTGTACAAACGGTGGTGTTGGTTGGAGTACCCTGAGTTTGAACCCATGTACCTGGTTATGCACACAATCGCCGTGAGCGTAACTAGGCCAGCAGCCGCGTATCTGAAACCTCGCGATTCGCACAAACCGGCTATCGCATCCCTCACCCCAGTAAGCCCCGCTCGAATTGAGCCTTCCGTCACTCCGGATGGCACCAAACTCGGTACCGTCTGTGCAGACGCAGGCAACCCAAACGGGGCTACTAAGTTTCCCAACACGCTGTCGTCGAATAACGTTACGCATCTCGATGCTCTAACGGAAGCCGCTACGCAGTCCAAGATTTGAGTCTCGGACCACGTCTTGCGGTTCTGCAAGCACCAGCGGCGCGCTGTTTGTGTGAGGGTGGTGAGGTGGGTGTCAGTATAGCTCCGCGTGGGATCACGCAGAACCATATAGGCCACTAGGTCAGGGTCTGAACCTGGTTCTCGGGAGCACGCTTCTTGGACACCGACACGGGGTCTGTCGGTCATCCATGCCACTGCAATAGCCGCCAAGCCTAGCTTGGTGACTATACCTGACACCCATCCCTGGTGTGAGGCCGTGGCGAGCGCTGCTGTCGCTCCTAAGTACCATTTCAAGCCAATCCTACGTTTGTAGGTTTGGCCTCCTTGGACTGTCAGTCTTAATAATTTCACAGATTCGGATCTAGCCCTATCCAATTCAGCAATCTGCTCGTCAAGTGACTCTGACGATATATCCGGTTTAACTGCGACCGGATCAGTCTTTATGGGGAAGACTGGCTCACTCGGTGCACTGTGTGGCACCGTTGTAGTGAGACTTAACCCGTCTGTTTCTACGGGTTTGTCGGAGCTACCCGACTTGCCGGGTCCCTTGGGAACCTTGGGACCATCCTCTCGTGGGGATCCACGCTTAGACACATTGCGTGGCGGTGACCTGACCTCCTTCTGAGGCGCCTTGCTCTTACGTTTATAGTAAGCAGCAGTAGCGCGAGAACGGTTGGACTTTCCATTCTTGACGCTATTAACGGGGCTATCGTTATTACTAGCATTATCGGCCATAATAGCT